CGGTGGTCGCCGTAGCGGTCGTGCTGATAGCACTTCACCAAAGGGTGGACACAAAAGTGTTGCCAAAGGACACGACAGGCTGGTCACGGTTTGTTCCCGTTGTTTATCGACCGCAATGAGACCATATTAGTAGTCAGGGAGAGACTGCGTGAGAGCTGAAAGCACTCCTCATTGACTGGAGACTTCGGTGTAGCCTCTCCCGACACTCATTCAGCAGCAGCAGTATCAATAGTGGTATCAGCCGCCGGTATGGCTCGTGTCTTACCGTGTTTTTCAAAGCTATCGACACGAGAGGACAGGCCGTACATCACTTCAGAAAACCTTGAGCAGGAAGCCGCTGACTCATCTGTCAACTCCCAGCGGTCATCGTCAGTTATCCTGACCCATCTACTGTCCAGCATCCGCAGCAGCCGCCGACGTACCGTCTTGTAGCTTCCTAAGTATTTGAACTTTGCAATCTCATAGATACTTAAAGGACGACCGACGACAAACAGACACATAAGTATCAACGACGCTGTGAAGTCTAAGCTGTTGGCTATGTCGTTACCCTTGGGCTGACCCTGCGTGATGCTTAGTCCCATAGCCCTAGCTGTGTAGACTAGCCAAAGGTGTGCGGTAGTCTTCTGTTTGTCGATACTCAAGTTAACTTCGTGCGTCATCGTTTAGCCTTCCTTCCAGCTTGACAGCGTTGGTCAAGACCGAAAGAAAAGCACTTTCATATTGAGATGTAAATATGGGCAGATTGCCCATTGTTAGCTGACATCCCCGATGCCCCATAGTTGAATTGAGTAGCGCGGCTCGTGCGTGAACGCAGAGACTGGCGTGACTAGATGCATCTCATCGTTATCATTGATGACTGCGCTATTAGATTGTGGCACGTAAGCCCGAAGTGTCTTCTCGCCTTTTTTCTTCCAGACAAACAGACCGCCATTATCGATGTGCCACTCTTTGTTCAAGTAGATGGTCGCAGCGAAGGTGTACTTCTCATCGTTATGGCTGGACAAAGCCGCAAGCCTATCCCAGACACAAATTTGAGCGTCGCCTCGTATGGTCTTCTTCTTGATGCGCTCCGGTAAATACTGCTTCATCTCTTCGTAGATTTTGTCAGATACGTCTTCCGGTAGCTGTTTGATGAGCGGCGTATGTGTCACGCCCACTTGGATGTTTGCAGACCAAGTCAACCGACCGCTGCGCCAAACGTGACCGCCTATGCTTTCTTGAAAGTGCTGTTCGACCTCTTTTAAAACGTCGGTAGTTAACGCTTGGTTAATTATCTTCATGACAATGCCTCAATACGGATTTCGCGTGTATTGGTAGTCTTCTATGTCTACCTTTGTGTCGTCCTCTTCCAGCTCCAGCTTCTCTTCGTCGTAATACTCAGCCAGAAGCTCCGGCGTGGTCATGTCATCCATATCGGTAGAACGGACTACCATCGTCGTTGAATACGTCTTGGTTACTTTCAGCTCCACTTCCACTTCCCATTCCTGCGGCATCATCTGCTTCTCCGTCTTTCGTCATCTCGTGGTTGGCTAGGTACAAGTCGATGGCATCGACAATGAGACTGTTGACCGACGTGGTGTCGGTGATATCAGCGCGTACCTTGTTAAGTGCGATGTCGCACAGGTGGTCGAATTGGTCTTGCCGCATGGCGACATGAAATCGTCTGCTCTCACGTAACAATGTCCCGTCCCTCCAGTTGGTTGATACGCATCTCGATGTATCGCTGCGCTTTGCGTAAGTCAGCGACCTCCGCTTCAGCAGCGGTCTTAAAGCTGCCTTGCTTATAGCCAGCCCTCATGACGTACTTGATGATGTTGCCCCGCCAAAATTCCAGCCCGTTCTCCATAATCATCACGACCGGCTCGATAGGCCAGCGTGCGTAATGTGTCGGCTCTTTGATGTCGTCAGTTTTAGCTAATTTAGACATTTTCGTTACTTCCCTCTGTAGACGCTTCATCGTCTGCTCGTAGCTTTCCCTCTTCATTGCTCTTGTTCCTTCCGGCTGGTGTCCAAAGCACCACCTCTTGTTTGTCTGTGTCCCACTCTGACCAGCGAAGTATCCGCGCCAGACGTGCTTGTTGCAGCGCGTCGGCTGGTGTCTTACCGGCCTTGACGTAAGCAGCCTCGACCAGCTCCCAGCAGGGGCGGTTGCCCAAGATGGTGGCGGCACGTTTCTCTCCAATACCTTCGAGACCTTTGTAACCGTCGGTGATGTCACCGGTCAGGCATTGGGTCAGGAAGTTGCGGTCGGCCTCTTGCTCATCAATCGTGAAGTGTTCGCGGCTCATAGGGCGGTACAGACGAGACGGTATGGTCTTCATGTCCTTATCATCGGAGACAATGATGCACTCTTCGTTATCAGGCATCGTGGCGATGATGCCCATACAGTCGTCAGCCTCAAGCTTCGGTCGTGACGTTGTGCGATACGTGGTCATGCACCATTGGACTAAGGCTTTGTAACCAACCGGCTTGCGTGACTTCTTCCGGCCTGACTTGTAGAAGTCTGCCACGCCATGCCGAAAGTTCTCTCTGTCACTCAAGCAGACGATGAAGTTAACGCTGTTTAGCTCACCACAAATGTCTTCGATGATATTCATGAAGCCCTGCTTGGCTTGCTTGAGGTCAGTCGATAGTGACCATACGTCGTCACCCCAATCGACCTCAGTCTCAGCCGACGCAGCCGCACGAAAGAGAAACAAATCTCCGTCAATTAAGAGGAGTGGTTGGGTCGAGGTCTTCTGGTTTGACCCCGCTAGCGATTTGTTTGAGGGTTTCATCTATCTGCTCCTTAACGTGCATACCGTCTTCTGTGACGAGCCACTTTGTTCCCCACGTGTCGATACCGATGCACGTGCTGATTAGTCCTTCGGAAGCGCACAGCCCAACGTGGACTGCACCTTCTCTCGCAAAGTTTGATTTGACTGAGGGTGGGTTGCGCCAACACCTGTCAAGGACGACCCACAGAGCAACCATGTGTTCTACTTGCTCTGCGAAGTCTTCACCATGGTCAGTGTGTGTCAGCCCAACTTCGTCCCACGGAATACTCTGCTTCGATGGGGACTTGGAGGTTGAAAGCTTCTCCTGCTTCTTTCGCCATTCTTCGAGCGATATGACCTGCGTCATTTGTGTAACCTTTCCGCACAGCTATCTGCACTTCGTCGTGAACCCACGCCATGATGTAGGCGTGGTCTTTGAGACCCTCACGTTTGAGTTCATGGAAGATGAGCGACAGCCACTTCTTACAAATCAACGCACCGGCTGACTGAAGCAGCGTGTTGAGTGCGGCATGTTCTGAGCGCACCGCCAAGCGGCGACCGTCAAGGCCAATCAAGTAACCACGCTCACAAGCAATCGCCACGCTGTCACGTAGCTGCCGGTAAGCTGGCACAGCCTTCTCGAAGTTCTGCTTTAGCTTCGTGCCTTCCTTTGCACCGCCGCCGACAATCTGACCCAGCCGCAGCGAACCAGCTCCATACAGAGCCGCATAGATGTACGTCTTTGCTTGGTCGCGTGTTGGCAAGCCAGCAGCCTTCTGATTGTAGCTGTGGATGTCGCCTTCGAGTATCTGCTTGGTGTAGTCATCGTCGCCCATGTAGTGAGCAAGACAACGCAGCTCTAGGCCGGACAAGTCAGACCCAACCAGCTCGTAGCCTTCCGGCACAGTGAACAACTCTCGGCACTCTTTGCCATACATCGCTCGTGTCGCTGGTACTTGGGCAAGGTTAGGTGACCGGTGAGTTGCACGACCGGTGACAGCTCCGTTAGGCACAATGGTGTGCCGCAGCTTGCCATCAGTCTCGTTGTACAGCTTGAGCCATGCCTGTCTGCCCTCTGCTAGCTGACCGATGCGTTTCTGTAGCAGAAACATATGCGCCAGCTTCTTAGCTTCGGGGTAGTCCAGCTTGGTCAGCACCGCTTCATCAATCTTAGCTTCGCCGGACGGTGTCCACTCTCGTGGCTTCCATCCATACTTGGCGACCAGACAGCGTTGGATATGCTTTCGGCTGTTGGGGTTAAACTCAATCACCTTTGTCTTGGTGAACGGTACGCCCTTCTCATAGCCCAGCTTTGAGTTGTTGACCTTCGGCACGATAGTCTCATGTACTTCCCAAGGCTCGAACAGCTCTTGCAGCTCTGCTTCCAGCTTTGCACGCTGTTGAGCCAGCCCAGAATATAGTTTGGTCGCTGCCTTGTAATCGAATGTCCAGCCGTTGTTGCCTATCTCTTCGCATATCGCGGCGAGGTCATGCTCTAGATCTATAGCTTTTTTGCTGTAGTCGTCGATGGCAAGATGTTTGTAGAGGCTATACGTGACTTCCACGTCTTGCTCACAATAGTCCTGCATCTCCTGAGACCAAGCTGACCACCCGCCATCGTAGTCATCTTTGAAGTGCGTGAGGCGCATACCCCAAGCCTTCAAACTATGAGACCCAAACAGTCGCTTTGGTAAATCTTCCGGCAACCAGTTCTTGGCGAAGTCTTCACTAGTCAGGTCTGCGTGTATCAACCGGCTGGCAATTAACGTATCGGTGACACGCCCTTTGTATTGCCAGTCGGGGTAAACTTTACGAAGAGCCGGTAGGTCAAAGCCCATTATGTTATGACCTACCAGCTCCTCTGCACCGCTTAGTAGTTCCAACGCGTGAGGGAGGTTTGTTGGGTTGAAGGAGAAGACCTCGCCGGTCTCAATGTCCTTCGCTACTATGCAGTGAACCATGTCGAGCTGGTCGAGCAGCCCGTTTGTTTCAATATCGAATGCTAGACGCATCACACGTCCATCTCTAGCTGGTCGCTTGTTTGGTCTACAGCTACAGCAATGCGCTGATGGCGACCCAAGCGGCCTTTGCGCTTACCGATGTAGATAATCTTACCTTTGCGCTCCAGTTCGACCATACGCTGCGCCGGTGACATGTTGGGCAGCTCTGCCCGAAGTTCGTCAACGATGCAGCCATCAGAGCCGTAACTACGTATTACATTCAGTACGCGGCTCTGGCATAATTTTACGTTTACCCTTTTTGCAGCTTCTTGGCTGGTCTCAGGGTCATTGCGCCGGTGGCGCGTGTTGGAGTACTCGTCCATGTTGCTCTCCTGTAGTTAATCAGAATGTTTCAGCGGCCTCTGTGAGCCGACCGGTAGTCCGGTTAAATTTGACTGCACCAGCAGCACCGACCTCGCCGGTGAAGCGGTTCTTCAGCACGACCAGACGACGCAAGTCGCTGTCGGGACTGTCAGGGGAAACCTGTAAGCCGATGCAGATGTCACTAAGCTGTGCCACGGCGTGTGAGCCGCGTAGCTGACCAAGACGCACCTGACTGCCATCTTCGTGGCCTTTGTCGCCTTCCGGTCGGCGCAAGTGGCTGACCAGTAACAAACCGATGTCCAGCTCCTGCACCAATGTCCGCAGCTTGGTCATCGCCATGTCGATAAGCTTGCGCTCATCATTGGTCGCCAAGCCGGACACGAGGATGCTGAGGTGGTCGAGGATTATCCAGCGCACGTTATACGCCGACACCATGAAGTTGATGCGGTTGCATATGACATCGACATCGCTCGAACCAAAGTGGTCAAACAAATATATCCTGTTGCGCTGCGGGTCGAACAGTTCGTCGAAGGCAGTCAGCAACTCGTTGTCAGTAGCCAACGACCGGTCAACCACGACGTTCTTGTTGAGGTGCATACCAACCATGCCAAGCACGGTTCGCTTGTTGCTTTCTTCCAGCATAATCATGCCCAGCTTCTCGCCGCCTGTATGCAACGAGTAGGCAATCTCACGCACTAACGTAGACTTACCGACCCCAGAGCCAGCAGTTAATGTGACCAGCTCACCCCGACGCAGACCTTTGGTGATTTGCGTCAGTTGGGAGTATGGGTAAGCGATAGACGATGCAGCTTCATCCACACATAGGTCGCTTCTGAGGTCGGCTGCTGCGACGATGCCATCGGGGCGAAAGTCTCGCGCTTGCCAGATAGCATCTATGACTGACCCGCCCTGCCCAGCCAGCAGACAAGCATTAGCGTCTTTGGAGGGGAGAAACGCTATCTTGCACTTACCGACCGGTAGGGCTTCCGCACATTCCTGCGCGGCCTTCTGCCCAGCTTTGTCGCTATCAAACAGAAGTATCAGTTCATCGAAGTTGTTGAGGTAGTCCCACTGAGCCAGCAGAGATTTCTTCGCGCTGGCTGCACCGCTGGGAACACTTACGGTAGCCCACTTGTGGTTCTGTAGCTGGCTCACCGTCATGGCATCAATCTCGCCTTCGGTGATGACCAGCTTCTTACCGCGTGACCACAGGTGCTGACCAAACAGGCAGAGGTCTTTGCCTTCGCCTAATGTTGTGAAGTTCTTGTCTTTGTCTCTAACCTTCTGAGCGACAATCTCGTTAGCACCGTTTCGGTAGTTCGCGATTTGTACCGCTTTGCCTTTGTAGGTGCTGACGGTGTAACCAAACTTGCGACACGTCGCTTCGGTCAGGCCGCGAGCTGGCAACGCATGGTACTCGCCTTGCAGCAGGTTCTTGTTAGCCAGCGGCTTCTTCTCGTCCATGATAAATGTCTGGTCATCAGCTTCCGGCGGCGTATATTTTTCGCAGCTAAAACAGAAGGCATGACCGTCGTCATAAATAGCGTTGGCATCTGAGCTGCCACACGCATCGCAACCGACC